CCGCTACCAGTCCATCACCTGCAAGACCTTCGGCGTAATACTCCAACCCCTTCGACGCGGCATCACGAATGTATCGGGGTGGAGATAGGTCTTCGGCAGACAGTTGGCGAGTCGATTTGGGGTGAGCCTGTGGCAATAGGTCAAAATCGGTGATGTAGTTCGGATTCTCTGGCCTGCCATTGCGAAGTAGATACAGAAATGCATTGACCCTTGCCATTGCCCATGCGCCGCGAGTGATACCGGGTCTATGACTTTGTGAATAAGCACCTGCCCCACGTCGATAGACGGCCAGAAGCTGACCGAGTGTGGTTCTAGTCCATGACGGTTTGTCTTGGCGTTCCATGTCTTCATTGTGTTCACTGACTTTATTTCGAAGAGCCGTGCGTGTAGATTCACTAACTTCAATGTCACCACCTGCACCTGATGCACTGCCGGGTTCATTTTTTTCGCTACCGATGATTTGGTCTTTCTTTGGTGCAGGGGTCGATGATTCTGTCTGTCTAGATTCTTCGTGGTGTGGTTGCCATGCATTGCAATAGAAATGACCGTGAACGTAAGCGTGCCATTTCTCACACCATGCACGTTCACCTTGCACGTCGCTTTCGTTGTAGAAATAGCAATTTCCGCACGCTCGACCATTTGGCACGTCTGGTGACAGTGCTGGGCGATAGTTATCCGGCAAGGCACGCAAGTATCCCTTCGGTTTCTTCATCTTCAATCTCTCGCCGCCCGGTTCCATGCCTTCAGCGATACTGACGGCGACCATCTGGTCAATCGCTGCCTGCTTAGTGTCATGGCAACCGATTACTTCACCGTCTTCTTTGATTGTCGCCCAGCCTGAACATTCTGGCGATTCATCGGTGATGAAGTAGGGCATTAGAAAGTCTGCCTAATCACGCCACATTTCAGACCATTGTAATTAGTAGTCGCCCACATGGTCGCACCCGGCAAGAGTGTGTAATTTTGGGTTTCTGCTTGGTCGATATGGATACCATTAGCTTCACTCACATTCGTCCCACCTAAAAAAATGTATCGATTTGAGTTTTTTTCTTGATTATGAATCGTGACCATTTGTGGTGCGTTATGGAATGGCACGATTTGTGTGATGACTCCTGTGCCCAGTGTGAATTGATTCGATGTTAGTTCAGCCATTACTCCACCTCATAAGCTGCTGACGGATTCACTGGGTCGAGTTGCGCGATATTCTGCAACTGCACTGACGGGACGCCAGTGTGTTCGATTGCTGGCAAACCGACGGCAGCCAAGACTTCCGATGGATTGAAGCCAGAGACAATGAGTCGATTCGCGATTGTGGCGCGTTTGTCCATGTCCACCAGATTCGCACCATCAATGTTGATGTTCGCTAACGGCACGCGATAGTTATCGCCACCATCAGCAGGTCTTAGGTCTTCGAGCCTTCGCACGTCATTGATGCTTAGAAACCCTGATTGGAGTCCAGTTGAATAAGCCGAATACCGTGTCTGAATATCACCACGCAAGAGCCCATCAACATTGAAGCGCAAGAATGTATCGGCAGGCAGTAGGCGTGTAAACGCGCTTTCAATTTTGTCCAGATACGGCCTGATTGTGTAGGTGACGAATTGGATTGCGTTCGATTCGACTGACGCATATGACATTGCGCCGGGTTTGGCGACTTGCAGCATATGCAGCGGCACACGAAATACTCTGGCTATTTCTTCGACGGCAAACTCTCTGCTTTCGAGCATCTGCGCTTCGTTCGGGTCTACGCCAGTCTTCTGAAACTTCGCACCACCTGAAAGCACGCCGGGTCTGTGTGACTTCTTCAAGCCACGATGTGCAAGCTCGTAGGCATCGACCAAAGACTTGGCCTGCTCTTGGTTCAACTGACCCGGAAACTCAATCAATCCGCTGGTGGTCGAACCTTGCCCAAAGAATCTGGCGGCAAACTCCTGCAAAGCCGCTGCCAGTCCGAGTGATTCTTTGATTTGGTCGATGCGTGAGATTCCCCGAAGATGACCCGGCAATTTCATCTCTGTAATGTGAACCATTTCGTCACGCGGAATGAGCGACTTCACTTTCTCGCCTGAGTAATAGAACGTCACTTGGCGATTCGCACCAACCATTTCAATTTGCACTTTGGTCGGGTCAAGCACGGTCAAGCCGATGATTCCCTGACCATCTCTGAACACACGCACGAATGCGTTGCCGTCCAGAAGTAGTGAAGCCATAAGTTGCTGGTAAAACTCAGAGCGAGTGACCGCAACTTCAATGTCTGGTGAATCAATCCAAGTCGGTTTAGGTCGCAGTGGTATTCGGTTGCCTTGAACGCGCCTGAAAGCATCGACTGGCAGCGTTGAAACCGTGTCGGCGATTAGACGAACGCATGCGTAAACGGTGGTGATTTCCAGAGACTTGCGCTGGGTGATGTTCGTGCCGGCGTCAGTGGTGAATGAGAAAGAATCCCCAGCACCCCAGATAGATTGGAATGAGACGGCGCGTTGCTCACCCTGTCCGAATAGTCTCGCCAACATCACTTGCCGTCTTTCTCAATCAGAATCCCCATAACACACAGTAAGCCGCCGAACATGGCAACCCCTAACGGCAGCGAAAACCAGAAGATGCCAGCAGTGAAGATGGTCAGTCCAGCGATTTGAACGATTGTCGAGATTCTCATGTCACTCCTAAACCGAGAAAAATGCAGGCACGATGGTTTCGGTCTGCTGCTGAGTCATCGTCGCCCTATCGAAAGCGATGATTGCAGCCACAGCGGCGTCAATCTTACGCGAAGATTGTTTGTGTTCCTTGACCACTCGCGGGCCAAGCCTGTCCGAACGCACGACACAGTTATTCATGTGCCGCACCAATGTCGGTGAACCGTCATGCGTCAAGGTCGAATCCATGACCGCATCACGAAACTTGGCACAAGCTCTAACCATTCTGGCTGCGCTGGTCGATGGATATTCCACTACTGGTAAGCCTTCGTCTGCTAGAACCTGCATCGAACGCTGCCAGCGATAGGGGTCACAGACCACTTCACGAACGCTAAATCTCTTGCAGGTGTCGATGATTGTCTGTTCAACTTCGCCGATGTCCACGCGCCAGTCTTCACGGTCAGTCAGTTGCCGTTCCCATGCCTTGATTAGAAACAGATGCGGTTTGGCTTCTGTGGTGCAACCGACGATGACCGATGCATCGCCAGAAAACGAACCATCGAAGCCAATGACAATCTCTGTCATCTCTGGTGGCTCTTTTTCTTCCGTAGCGCATGATTCGAATGACCCAGTAGGCAGCCAAATCTGACGGCTGCTCACCCATTGATTGATTCGCTTGGTACGAAACTCAGCTTCTGGCGTGCGGCGAATAGATGACTCAAAGTCTTCTGGGTCATTCAAATCACCGAATCCGGGATTGGCTGCCTGCCAAGTTATCGGTTCATGAAAGTCTGCATCTAATGGTGCGTGCCACCATGCCATGAAGAATGTGGGGTCATCGACTTCGTTGATGGCGACCCTTTGACCGTATTGCCACAATCGGAAGCAAGTTGATTCGAGACCTGTCTGGTCATATCTCACCCCTGCTGTGGTAATACCTAGTAACAATGGCTCGCGCCTTGCTGCTGAACCGAGTTGCATCACATTGAATAGTTCGTCATTCGGTGCGGCATGTAGTTCGTCATAGACCACCAGAGTCGGTGACAGACCTTCTTTGGTGAACGCTTCGCTACTTAGAACCCGATATACGGATTTTGTGGCAGGTATTTCAATCGCATCTCGGTAAAGCTTCGCCTGCTCCAACAGCTCTAGGTTGGATTCAATCATCTGCTTCGCTTGATTGAACACGATGCGTGCTTGGTCTTTGTCGGCTGCCGCTGAAAATACTTCACCACCATCGACGCCACAGAAAAGCGAATACAGAGCGATTCCCGAACCGATGGTCGATTTGCCATTCTTGCGTGCCATTCCGACCAGCGCGGTTCGATGCCTGAATCTGCCGTCTTCGCGTTTGGCGAATAGGTGAATCAGTAAATCTTTCTGCCAGTCACGAAGTTTTAGTGCCTGACCGACTCGACCTGCCACCGTGTCTTTGGTCTGAGACAGACATTCAATGAAGTCAGAGACAATCAATCCACTCGAACGCGCCAAATCTTCTGGCGGCACTGGGGTCAGAATCGCTGGCGGCCAGCCCCTATGCGTTGGCGCGTCTGGCACGGTCTTGAATCTCTTGCAATCTGCTGCGTGCTTTCACTTCGGCGATGCCCAAACGTGAGCGTGAAGTCGGGTCGAACCCTAATGCCGCTAGCAGCATGATGATTTGTTTGGTCACGTCGCGCAAATCCCTACGCAAAGAATTGTCCGCCTTGACTGCCGCATTCAAATCGTCGGCTTCCATCAGCAGCCGCCTGAGTAGAAACAGAGTCGGTTCGTCGGTTGCTTTCAACCAGCCGATGCCTTCATTCATCACACGGTCAAAGACTTCAAGCAGTTGCGAATCTTCACCGAAAGCACCGTTTGCCACCGGCATATTGGCTGCCATGTCTGGTTGGTGTCGGTCATGTCTATAAGTGCCAAGCCGTTGCAGTTCGGCGACTGGCTTTGGTGGTCTGCCTTTTGTCATCGATTCATTTTCCCATAATCTATTTTTGACACCATATTTAAATCAC